TAGTACAGAAGACCAAAGACATAATGGTTATTCTATTGATTCACAACTTCGTATGATTAAAGAATATTGTGAGAAAAACGACTATAGTATTGTTGATGTTTATAATGACACAGGTCATTCTGGAAAAGACTTAATGAGACCAGAAATGCAAAGATTACTTTCAGATATTAAATCGAAAAAGATTGATAAGTTAATTGCTATTAAAGTAGATAGACTTACTAGAAACAATTATGATGGCTTTTGGTTACTTAATTATTGTGAGGAACACGATGTTAAAATTGAGTTAATACTTGAACCTTACGATGTGTCTACTGCCAATGGTGAAATGATATTTGGTATGAATTTAGTATTCGGTCAAAGGGAAAGAAAAGAAATTGGAGCAAGAACAAAAAGAGCAATGGAAGAAATGGCACTAGAGCATATCCACCCTAGTAAAGCGCCTTTCGGCTATGTTAGAAATAAAGATACAGGGCATTTAGAAATAGAGCCTATTGAAGCCCAAGTTGTAAAAGAAATCTTTAAATTGTGCCAAGAGGGAAACTCTACTAGAAGCATTGCTACTATTATGAAAGATAACAATGCTTTTTTAAAAAGTGGTAAATGGAGGTCAGACAGAGTTTATAAAATACTTACTAATTCAATTTATATAGGTGTATTTGAATATGGAAAATATAAAAGAAAACCACAAGATATTTTAAGAGTGAAAGACTATTGTGAACCGATTATAGATGAAGTTACTTGGAATGCTACAAGAAATGTATTAGTGAAAAATAAGCATTCAAATTATGGAGAGTTTATTCATTTATTTTCAGGATTAGTAAAATGTCCGATATGTGGAAGTATTATGGCTTCATCAGAATCTTTTAAATATCCAAATGGAAAACAAAAAATTTATTATCATTTAAGATGTAAAAATCATAATTGTAGTGGCTATGGACTTCATTACAATACCGAGAAAATAGAAGTGAAATTAAGACGAGTTTTAGAAGAATTAACTATCTTTATGATGGGAACAAATAATGAAATTATCACTTGTAATTTTACAAAAATCAATGATGTAAAAGAAATAGAAAAAGCCATTGAAAAATTAAAGTTACAGGAAAAAAGATTAGTAGATTTATATTTAAGTTCGACCCTAGATGTTGAAACAATTAACCATAAAAATGATGTTATCAAAAAGGAAATTGAAAAACTAAATAAGAAGAAAATAACTCTTGATCCAGATAACGAATCAAAAGAATACACAACAGAATTATTAAAAAAATTAGATTGTAAAAAAGAAAATGATAAATTGGTATTCCAAAATACTAAGATGATGAACTTTACTTTTTTCTATAATTTATTATCAAGAGAAGCCAAACGAGATATGATTCATAGACTTATATCTGGGATAGAAATTACAAGAGATGATAACTACAATATTGAAATTAAATATATAAAATTTACTGATGAATTTATCACCAAAAGCAGTACAGAATTTATTAAATACTTATATATCGTTCTAAAAAATGATATTGTTGGAATTAAATATCTAAATGGAATAACGAAAGATGAACTAGAAATTAAGAAAAAAGATTATGATGTTTTGTCTATTTTAAAAATGACAAGAAATGAATATCCAAGCGACTTTGTAGATGATTTCTTTGCTAAAGCACACAGTCATTTTTATGTAGATGGTATAATTGGCAGTCCCTATTTTGAGGGGAATATTTCTAAAGATTTTCTATTATTAGTACCTAAAAAAGAAGTAGTAAAGCAAATTAAATGTGAAAGAAATTATCAATGAAACAATTAACAAAAGAAAATATTTTAAAGAATCAAGTAGATACTATAGAACAATTTAAAGTTCTTGATTATTTAAAAAAGCAATTATCTATTCTTGAATTTGATTTATATTTGGTAGATAGATTTACTATTAAAGTTATAGATAAAAATAATGAAATGGAGAGATAAAAAATGGAATTAAATTATATAAAAGTTGGTGATTATTTATTACCAAACTTAACAATAGAAAAACAAAATAATGAAAAGATTAACAAGTATGGCTATTTAAGATTACACTATCTGAAAGAAAATAATAAAGCACTTTATACAACACTTTTAATGAAAAATGAACTAACAAATTATCTTGTTTCAGTTAGTATTGAAGCAGAAAATAGATTAAATTTTTTAATGGAACAATACAAAAATTCTGATAAATTACTATCTGAGAAAAGCAAAATAGATAACCAAATTGAATGGGTAAAACTAACGAATAATTACAAAAATATGGCTGAGAAAATTATCCTAAAAGAACTAATTTATTTATGAAAATAGGACTGTAAAACAAGCAGTCCTTTAAAATTACCGTAAGTATAAGTTTGTGTTTTTGTCCTAGCCAGCACTGAAAACCTACTCCCATACGTTTTCGATTTATGGGAAATCCCATACCCTTAGATTACGGAATTATTTTAGAAAAGAGACAATGCTCACATGTATAGCAGTGTCTCTTTTATTACACAGAAACTTTACTTTCAGTTAATTCATTTTCAATAATCCACTTAATATCTTCAATAGACTTATCTATATTAAAACGTCCATTACCAACAGGATAATACACAGAATAAAATTTATATTTGCTACCATTAATATTTTTTTCAAAACACTTTTTTCTAACTTGCGAAACAGATATTTTTTCATCTAATACTATAGAACTTACCTGATTACCAAATAAAATAATAACTTTAGGATTAATAATATTAAATTCTTGTTTTAAAAGATGTAAATATTGTTTATAAACTGAATCTGGTAATTCTCTAGCATCAATTTGAGTACACTTTCCAAGGTTCGTTATAAAATATTTATGTTTCTTTACATCCTCATAAACTTTATCTGCAAATTCTTCTGTCCATTCGCTACCTTTCATTGATTTTATATTAGAATATATTTCTTTATCTAACAAGTCTAATTCAATGAATAAATCCCAAATGTTTTTTGTTCCAATCCAAGGTGATTTTAGTCCTTTCCAAGTCTTTGATGAAGCAATATTTCTTCCTGTTGGATTCATAAATACAAAGCATATATCAGGATTATTATCACAACCACCATTATAAATTGAATCTAATCCTTTAGCACCATACTTTTTTTGGAGTTTATCGTATTCTTTGTTCAAATCTTCTAAATTCATTAAACCCTCCTATTTTACTAATTTTTTAGTTTGATCCTGTTCTATTGTTGAAATAGTATTTAATATAAATTTGAAAATATCTTTTTGTTCCACATCCATAGTACTTTTTTCTTCATCTTCAGTTAATTCTGATTTAAATTTATTTAATGATGAAATAATTTGAATTGAAGCAAGTGGATATCCTTCATCAATAATTTTACTTTGTTTGTTTGTAAAACAGCGATTAGCCTTATAATCAAATGTATATGTATCATTTTGATTAACGATTGCTACACCCTTTAAAAAATATCCTTTTAATATACCATTTTCTCCATATTTATTTACTAAATCAATATAATATTCAATCATTTCTATATCAGTCAATCTTTTACCATTAATTCTTCTAACGTGGGTACCTGGTTGAATACTATCAGGAACACCATCTAAAAATAGTCCCTCATCTAATGCTATTGTTGGCATTCCACTTAATTTATGATATGCACTTGCCTTAATAATCGCATTTTCTATTGGATTTTTACCTGTTTCATCAACATCATATTCAATGTTTATATCTTCCAATGTTACTATTTCAATGCCACGTTCTTTCAATTTAGTCCCATAATATCTAATTTTTGCTTTATTTGTTGTTGCTAATAAATACTTCATTTTAATTCCTCCAATTTACTTTTCAGCATATTATAGCGTTTTTTTGTATCTTCTGTCATAATAATGTTTCTATTTATAATTTCATAATCATTATAATTAATTTCATTTTCAAATTGTTTAGCAGTTAAATCAATTATGTTATTATTTATTAAATTAAAATAATGACTAATTCCATTTACATATATTTTGCCAATTTTACCACCAAAATAGTCGTTTACTATTAATGATGTTATTGCACACATTCCAAAATATCTATTATTATCATTCCAATTATCTCTTACTTTTGGATAGCACAATTCTTTTGAATAACATAAATATAATTTTTTAGACAGTTCCTCTATAGACATATCAACCTACACCACCTTATAACAATTTCTGCTAACTATTTCCAATAAAATTATACTATATAAGACAAAATTATTCCATACTCCCATTGAAATTTAATTATGATTCATATATAATGTTTTTAGAAAGAGAACAAAGTTCGTAACTTGTATGTGATTCGCTCCATTGAGAGAATTACTCACACCTTGTGTGAGTTTTATATTACAAATTTATCCTATATCACTCGTTGATATGGGATTTTTTCATGTTTGAAAGGAGGATTTACAAATGAAAATAACCATAGAACCTTTAGAATTTCCTTTATGTGTTAAAGAAAAACTTATGAAGATACCTAAAATATCAAAACTACATATTGAATTTGTAAATGGGAAAAATATTCATTTTGATAAAACTAACCTTTCAATCAATGAACCACACAAAGTTATTATTAGTAATGATTCATCTTGTATAATCTTATTATCTTATCCAAATGATAATAATTTATATTTGAAAGATAGTTTGAAAATTATTACTCTTGAAACCATAAAATTTTTGATTTTAAAAATGCTGTAAAAAATAAATTTTTTGAAATTTTATTTTTCTCTTATTTATAAGGGTTTGCGAGCGAAAATTATTTTTCGATGTCCGTTTACTTTCCGGTAAAAATGTGTTATTATGGTAATATACGAAAATTGTAAGGATTCGTATATTTGATGTATTTTTGTAGTTCTTAACACAAGGAAATTCTCTTGTGTTTTTTTGTCGTTCAAAGAAAGGAGAAGAAAAAATATGAACGGAGAAAAGAAGAACTTTGTTGTAGGGATTTATCCTCGTGTAAGTACAGAGGATCAGTCTAGGTTTGGTTTTAGTTTAGATGAGCAAGAAGAAAGTCTTAAAAGATTGTGTGAGTGGAAAGGATATAAGATTTATAAAGTCTATCGTGAAGAAGGAGTTTCTGCTAAAAGTATGAATCGACCTAGGTTTCAAGAAATGATACAAGATATGAAAGATGGGAAGATTAACAAAATACTTGTTTATAAGTTAGATAGATTAACTCGTTCGATTCAAGACTTAGAAACTATTTGTAAATTATTAGAGGAATACAAATGTGATTTAGAAAGTGAGTGTGAAGAGATTAATACTTCTACTCCTACTGGTGTATTCTTTATGAGAATGACTACTATACTTGCTCAGTTAGAAATTGAAAGGACTTCAGAGAGAACCAAGTTTGGTTTAATGGGTGCAGCCAAGAAAGGACATTTTTCTGGGAAAGCTCCTATTGGTTATCGTAAAATCAATAAGGAACTTGTTATTGATGAAGTAGAAAGTGAAGTTGTAAAAGATATTTTTAAGTCTTATTTAAGTGGTCAATCAGTTTGCACTATTACAAAACGCCTAAATGAAAAGAATGCCTTAAATCGTAATTGGAGAACTACTACAATTGATAGAATGTTATCTAATTATATTTATGCAGGTAATTATCAACACCGAAAACGAATACAAAATGAAGAAACTATTCTACTTGAAGATGTATGCCCTGCTATTATTGATAAACATGACTTTGAGTTAGTTCAAAAACAAAAAGAAAAAAATTTAAAGAACTACACTAGGAAACACACCTATGTTTATATGCAGAAAATTGTATGTTCTAGATGCAATAAAATTATGGGTGGTTCTTCCACTACATCTAGAAATAAACCTACTCAGATTTATTACAAGTGTAATTGTTGTAATACTAGAATTAATGAGAAGAAAATAGAACAACCTTTAATGTTATTCTTAAATGATATGTTGGATTATTACTTGCTTATAGATAACAACTATAAATCGTTTTTTAACGAAGATTTAACAATAGAAATAAAGAGATATGAGAAGATATTAAAAGACTTGAATACAAAGCTACAAAGGATTAAAAGTGCCTATTTAAATAGTGATATTGAACAAGATGACTTTATAGATGAAGAAAAAAGCATAAAAATGCAAATTGAAGAAACTAAGATTAAGTTAAATAATTTGAATAATGCTGATGAAAATCTAAACCATAAAGAAGATTTAAGACTTTATAATAACCTATTTCAACTAGAAAAAATGAAATACAAATCTTATTATGTTAGAAAAAATGGACTATGGAATAAATTAACTAAAGAACAAAAAGCAGAACTAATAACTAAATATATTGATTCTATTGAAATTGAGAAAAAGAAAGATGAAATCATAATCAAGAAAATCAATATCAATAAAAAAGAAATAAAAAATATTGGTTATATGTTTAGGAATGATTGTTTTGATATGGCAGTTAATATCAATGATAGAGATGTTATTCTATCAAATGAAAGGACTAAAAAGGATATAGCAAATTATGTAGATTCATTAAGCAAATTTTATAAGATAGCTTCTATTACCATTGAAAAAGACAAGTTGGATATTGCTAGTTTATCAAATAATTCTTTATTACAAATTATCCCTAACAAAAAGGAAAATAAATTTGAAAAAGATAGGTACACATTACTTCAAATAAATGCCTAGATATGATAAAATATTTAACGAAGAAAAAAACTTGGAGGTATTTTATGAAAGAAAGAGTATCACATCTAAATGCTACAGTTTGCTATTTAAAAAAAGACAATCAAGTCTTGATGATTAAATTTGCAAAAAAATGGGGACAAGTATATGCCCCACCAGGAGGAAAGTTTGAAACAGGAGAAACGCCTTTAGACTGTATAATAAGGGAATTTAAGGAAGAAACAGGCTTAACTTTAATAAATCCAAAATTACAAGGAATATCTTATTGGCATGATTCTTATGAAGGTATAATTTTTGTTTATACTGCAACTGAATATGAAGGTAATCTTTGTCTAAGTTCTTCTGAAGGTGAATTAGAATGGATAAAAACCGATGACTTATTGACAACTAAACAGTTCGAACAAAATGAAAAATTTACACCACATTTATTTAAAGATGAATTATTTGAAGGAAAATTTTTATTAGATGATAAATGTAAAGTATTAAAGTATGAAATAAGAAAAATGTAGGTGGTAGAATGAAAACTATAATGGTAGATATGGATGATGTTTTAACTTATGGTAATTTTTCCAAAATATTAGAAGATTATTTAGGATATAAGCCGGATTATGATAGCATTAAGACTTACTATATACAAGATATCTTAGGAGATAAAAAAGAAGATTTTTTCAGTAAATTTAAAGATATGGATATGTATGAAAATGCTACTCTTTTGCCAGATTGTTATGAGGTGTTAAAAGAGCTAAGTAATTATTATAAAATATATATTTGTACAGATTATATTTGGAGAGAGATAATCGAATTTGCAGGAAATAATTTAAGAAACAAGTATCATTTTTTGTATGAAAAATTGGACTTTATTGAACCCAAAAATTTTATATTTGTTGGAGATAAGACTATTGTAAACTGTGATATTAAAATAGATGATAAAATAGGTAATATTGATGGTGCAGCAACAAAGTTACTTTTTACAGCTTGGCATAATAAGGATTTAACAGAAGATGAATTAAAAGAACAAAATGTTATTAGAGTTAATAATTGGAAAGATATTAAAGAAATACTTTTAAATAATTAACTATATATAAATTTAATGATGAGCAAGAGATTGCTCTTTTTTGTTGTCTAAATTTAGAAGGGAGGCAAAATTATTAACTACTTTTTTCAAGTAGTCGTACCCCAAATTCTTGATTATTTTAAGGAAAATAAAGAAGTAATTCCTAACTATCTAATGCTTGAAGTTTTAAAAAAAGATAAACAATATCAAGAACAAATTGAGAAGATTTTAGAATTATCAAAAGAAAAAAATAAAAATAATCAGAAAGGAAAATAAAAAATGAGCTATGCAATTTTTAGAGGTGAAGGTATTAAAACATTACAA